CTCTTTTCATTTCAGAATCCTTGATGCCTTCCCTTGTCAGGTGTAACGGCTTGCTCATCTCAATACCCATTATGCCAAGTACACTACGCTTGACATTCTCTTCAAGAGCTAGATAACCTACTGAAAATTTCTCTTTCAATAAGTGAAGAGCTAAGTGGCGGCAGAAAGAGGACTTACCAACGCCACTACCAGCTGTTATCGTAACAAGTTCTCCTTTACGTAGACCATGTGTTTTTTTATTCAAAGATGGGAACGGATACTGGACGGTTACATAGTCCTCTTCCTTCTGTATTTCATCCCACAAGTCTGCACCTAATACAATGCCATCAGGTCTATAAGCTTTCGCTGACCATATACAATCTGTTAACTCTTTAACTTTTCCAGCTACTAACATTTCGTTAGCGTCTTTCATAGGTAGAGTACAAACTTTAGCTTTGTTAGGTGAAAAGATTTTAGCACATTCCAACGCTGCTTTTTTACCAGCGTCATCTTGGTCGAACATAAGTACAACGGTCTCGAATGATTCAAGCCACTCTAACTCTTTAAGTAAATCTTTCTTAGCACCTTGAGCACCAGTCTTAACTGATACTACAGGAAACTTATTTCCATTTACTTTAGAGACAGAGAGACAATCAATCTCACCCTCAGTAACAATAACCATCTTACCTTTGTCACGCCATAAGTGTTGACCGAAGAGCGTCCCGTCTTTAGCTTCACCTATCCACTGAAATGATTTATCAGGGTAGCGTAGCTTCTGTGCAACTAATACTCTATCTCTATCGTAGTAGTTAGCAATCTGAACAGGTCTCTTATTCGACTCACCAATTTCATAATTAAATTTCTGTAGTGTATCGAAGTCAAGCTTACGTTTGTTTAAAGGGGTAACAGTTCCGTGTACAAAATTGTAATCGGCTGTTGTTGTTGCGGGTGCTGTCATTTGTTCTCCATTTTTATGATAACCACATCCAAAGCAATACTCATGTCCATCTGTATAGACACCAAGATTATCTTTAGACCCACACGCTGGGCATGGTGCGTGGTGTAGGAATGTGCTGTCGTCTTCTTTCATTTTTACCTCACTATAAGGGGCACTTTACTAATCGTAAGGTAACTCCTTAGTTTTATCCAAAGCCTTAGCTATCTGATATGAAACCTCACCAGCTGCTGACCTGTAAGATTTTTCACATAGTTTATCTATCATAGCTTTAACATCTCTAGTCACTACTATCTGTGTATATTTTGCTTTACGCTTTTCAACTAGTTCTTTTTGTTTAGCGTCCATAACTATCTCTCCTATTTGATACGTCCATCAATTCATTCACACAAAAGTATGGACATTTTGTTTTATTATTTATATCTCTATGTCCTATCAGCTGTGCTGAAGGATAGAGTTGTCTTAATTCATCTATAACTACTCTCAATGTAATGTATTGTTGGAAGGTATAATTACAGTCAGGCTGACCGTCTTCTCCCTGTCCACCTATCATACATATACTCACTGAGTTAGCATTAGTACACTCACCTGTGCTGTCATCAACATGACCACCAGCAAGGTTAATGTCTCTACCATTTTCAACGTACCCACTCCTGTTTATAATCTTATGAAAACCACAAGAAAACCAACCGTTCTTTCGGTGCTGTGCGTCTAGTTCCTTACGTCCAATATCATCACAAGGCGGTGTCTCGGAAGAACAAACGACTATGAAGTTCGTTTCTTTTCTTTCGTTTCGCATAACCACTCCTTTGGTACATGTTTGTCAGCATACTTAAAACCATATTTAGTACACCACATAGCATATGTTGTTTTACTTCTCTTACTTATCTTTGAAGCTGACCTACTGAATACAAATCTAATATCTAAATCAGGATACTGTTCCTTAATTAGTTTCATCTTCTGTCTATCAGCTGTTACAAATAATCCTTTGGTCTCTACAAATATATCAGAGGCGGGCAGATAGAAGTCAGGTGTATAGGTATGTAGTTTCTCAGGTTTAATATATTTTAATTTAGTTTCTTCAAACTCATACTGTACTTTCTGACTCCTTAACTCTGCCGCAACAGACTCTTCAAGTCCCGACCTAAAGCCGTGTATCAATCCAACTTTTTTAGAAGTCAGAGGTTTCCTCGTCTTGTTTTTTAGGTGTGCTCTCCATGTCATTTGTAGTCTCCTTTGGGGCTTGGTATCCATCAACTTCATCAAAGCCAAAGCCTTTAGCGTTACCGCCGCCGCCTTCTACTAGATTAGTTATTTGTACGGCTCTCAATCTCATTGAGACTCCCGCACCTACCATAGATGTGAAATAAGGGATGAGTTCAGCTGAGACTTTCATCTCACTGCCTGACCATACGCTTACATCTTTACCAATAGGTTTACCACCAGCGTCAAACATAGCTACACGGTTAGGGATTATTGTCCCGTCCTTAGTAACTATCTGTGCTTTACATTTGAATTTAAAGATAGTGTTGCCAGTCTCTTGACCGTCATCATCCATCTCTTCAAAGTAAGGTGCGTCAGCAGTCTTAACTTTCTTGCCTTTAGCTTTTTCTTGAGCGTCCTTAGTACTGAGTGCCAACACTCTGTCAATGCTCTGCATTAACTCAGCGGCTTCTTCAGTCTTAAGAATTAAGTTGGTCTTGTAATGACCTGTCTCATCAAAGCGTGTGTCAGGTGTAGATAGCCAAGCGTACTGGCTTGTACCTACAGGTGTCACAATCTTTTCATAGTTTTGTGCCATAATTTTTATCTCCATTTTCTGTTGTTGTATCTATAAAGGGTACTTTAGTAAATGTCAGCAGACAGTTCAAATTTAACTACTAATTTACCGCCATACTCTTTCACTCTGTCAGAGGCAATAGTCAATTCTCTTAATGTCTCTTCTAAGTTGGCATACTTAACCCTAATCACAGGTGTGATTGTTTTCTTAGGTGTCTTATATTTTCTATGCTTTTTAGCTTTACTATCGTAGTAAACATCTCGCTCTCTAATTTCATTTATTATTATGTTATTAAACTCCATCATTTTGTCTCCTATTTTGTTGATTTGTTTATGCAAAGAAGTAATCACATTCTCTAAGCAACTGCACATCCAAGTCACCCTTCTCTAATTCTTCAGGTAACTTATCGTGTAGGTCTACAGGTAACTGTGACTTCACATCTTCTTTAAACTCTTTAAGTACATCTGTCTCTGTGAATGTCTGAATGAAAGCCTCTTTAAGACTGACACTTAACATCTCTACATCTCCCGCTGTTGTGCCAAAGCTATCATGAACGTTGCAGAAATTACTGACCCCATTCTTATTAGCAATGTTAACAGTTCGTATCATAGCTGCCGAATCCAGTGAGTGCACAAAGTTAGGGGCAACACCATTGGACATCCTTAGCTTATCAGTCTTGTCTGTCTCTTCTTTGATTCTAGGCTTTATAACTTCACCCATTAGCATAGCTTTGACTCTCTTAGACTTCATCTCAGGATACGACTGATACACAGGGAATCCAACTGGTGTCACCCAGTGAATAGGTAGTTGCTCTTTAGCTACCACCTTAGCAATAGACTGCAAGTAAGCCATACCTTTACGGGCTGACTTCAAGTTGTCTCCTATGCTCTCCCAAATAATACCCGCAAGATAGATAGAAGGTTTGAACATGTCCTCAAAGGGATGTATCTCTCCTTTATCTTTTCTTTTGGTCAAGTCTTCTACCACAAAGTCAGTACATGAGTATCTTGTTGAGCCATAACATATGGTCATGATACTACGCTTAGTTGTTGTGCGTTTAACACCAAAGTCTAACCACTGCTGAGCAAACTCTTTGCCCTCTTCTGCTTCAACTTTTAAACGCTTGGTTACAACATCAGCTACTAACTGATAGATGTCCTGTGGTTTATCACTAGGCACTACATTGACTAGCCTACCCGCTTCTTTATCTTTTAACATAAGCGAATATAATTGTAGTCCATTGCATGACCCATCTATTGCTACTGGTAGATTAGAAATGAAACCATAGCCCTCATTCTGAAAGCGTATCCACTCATCACACCATGCAAGAAACTGGAACGGTGAGTCAGCATCTTCCCACTCTCTATTTGAGATAGGGTCTTCAGCTACACGCCTTATCCAATCCATGTTGTTCTCATCCATAGCCCACTGAGCTCGTTCTTCAAGTGTAACTTTATCATTACCCCAAACATTTGCCCCGTGCACAGCTAACCAAAAGCCACCGCTATTGTCTTCCGTTATCTCTTTACCATGAGAGAATGACAGTAGAGCCTTAGCCCCACTGATTCCCTGATAGTTTAAAAATGCGGGGACACAATAGGCTCTGCCCCTGAAGTCTAACTGTAATGGGAAATAGATATTACTATAGTCTTTAAACTTATCTCCTTCCCAAAGTATTTTGGCGTATAGCAATCTCTTAGAAAACATCCTTGAGTTCTCTGTATGACAGATAACAGCCTGTTTCTTCCACTCCTTACGTGACACTGGATTAGTATCTATGTCATGTGGTTTGTTAGGTATAGGTATATCTTTTATAGGTGGCATTCCACCCATAGCCTCTCCCCTGTCCCATGCGTACTTCATAACATCAAGTACAAAAGTATTTATCTTAAAGCCTGTAGACTGCATAACATTGACAGCATTGTATACTTCAGGCATGTCAAAGTTCTCTAGCTCACGCTTAAAGATTTTATTCTTCTGTTTAACTAGGTCTAACTCAGGTAACTCCTTAGTCCAGTAACCACCACCTGTAACTGATGTCCATTGTTTGGGCGGCATAACTGTAGGTAGATACTCAGGACTTAACAGCTCATTAAAACTATTACGATTGGTTATCCATTCTCTAGTCTTGGCAGTCTGTTTGATAATCTTGGTACGCTTACGGTTAATAACCTCAATGCCCATTTCAATCATACCTGTAGCCTCTATCATGAGTTCAACCAAACGGATACCAAGCTGCAACTTAGTACTTGTGTCCCACTCTTCCCACTCAGCTACATCATCTCTCTTAGCTGACTCTCTAAGTTTTCTACGCTTATAAGAATAATTCCATGAGCGTTTATCAAGGTCAGTCTTGACTGCCTCATACAACTCAGGGTTTAAGTTCTTAAAGTTCTGCAAGGCTATCTCAGTCTCAATCTTACCACCCAATGATATAGCCGTAGCTGTCAATGGTTTATGCTGAGTGATTGTATTGATGATATGTTTAGCTGTAATCAAAGCTGATATCTCAGGCTCTACATGTCTTAACTTTGTAAAGGCTTTCTGTGGCTGACCTATTGACTCAGCATTGCTCTCTAGGTAAGTCTGTACGGCTTGAGCTAGAGGTCTAATCGTTTGTGAAACCATGACTTTACCATAGCTAGTCACTGATTCTTCTTCACGCTGAACATGTGAGTTCCTACGCTTATTGACTCGCTGTTTCCCCAGTCGAATCATCTCTTCTTCATGTTCTACCTCATCAACATACTCATTGATGTTCTTAAATATCTCGGTCATATAGAATAAACTCCTTAAGTTAATGTGTTTATAATTGGTGAGCAGTTTAAAAGTCGTGCTCAGGACAGAGGAAAAATCCTTTGGTATCTATAAAGGGTACTTTAAAATTCCTTGCCCCAGTCAATGGTATGTGGTTGCTTACTCAGTGACGGATGTTTACCAGTAATTAAGTAATCCTGATACACGGCTCTCCTCACTGAATCATGCTGTCCAAAGTCTCCCCAATCTAGACTCCTCAAGTATTGCTTGTAGTGTCTCTCCTTTACAGCGTTAAACTGTCCCGCTTGTTCTAATGTTAGTTCACTCATATTTATTCTCCTATATTTTCTGTTAATTTATTGGTTTATATCCTAGTTTTATACAGTCGTTAAAGTCTTTATCTCTTTTTGCTTTGCTTTTAAACCATTCAACTTCTACAACTTCTTCAATTTCATCATCTATGTAGTGTATGCCATAGATATAACCTTTATTATTATCGCTAGTATCAAACCAATTAAGGTCATGCCAATATGCTTTTTCTATTTCCATATTTTTATCTCCTCAGTTATGTTACCTACATTGTCTTCAATGAATTTCTTTATCTTTATAAAGTCTAGTTCAACAACATCTGCATTGGTTTTAGTTGTAAATTCAATTGTGAATTTTCTACTTTGAATTTCTTTATTTTCTTTCATATTTATATCCTCGTTTTATTGTTTATACTACCAGTATATATTAATTTATACTGATAGTATAGTTTTATTTATAATTATCCTTGTTGAGCCTCATGTCTTTGAACAGCTTTTTCATAATGGTAGTCATCTAAGTCATCAATTCTATCGGTATGTAACATTCCATAAGGTGCTCTATATTGTTTCCCATTCATTTCAATAACTGCTTTTCTATCATTAAGCTTAATTATTTTAGCTTGTCTTTGTTTAGTTTTTTGAACTACCCAAACATTTTGCCCTAATTCAAACTCACCATTTACTGTGTCTTTTCTTACTACTGTCATATTAATATCCTCGTTTTATGTTATATTTATAAGCTGTTTTATTAGCTTATACATACAGTATAAACTAACTTATACTAAAAGTATACATTTAATTTGAGTTATTTTGAGTTATTTTGATGTTTTTTTTTGAGCTAATAGAGGGTCAATTATACCATTTTGGACATATCTTAGATGGTCATTTGATTTATTCAAGGCATCTATACTAGAGCATATTTCATCAATATTATATCGGTCAAACTTTTCAGATATTAGTTGTGCGATAATATTATTAGCATGGTAAGTTGCTCTTTCTTTAACTACTTTACCAACTTCTTGCAC